CTCGGGTGGCTCAACTGGGACCAGCTAGTCGCTTGGGTCCACCAGATGACTACCCATCAGCCGAAATAATTTAATTCTACTTTCGAAAGTATTTGATTGAAAACTTGTTCGCGCTGCGGACAAGACAAGCCTAATGAAGACTTCTATCACTACAATTCGTGTTATTGTAAAAAGTGTAGTTCCGATTATGTAAACCTTCGGAAGCAACGAAGGCGTTATTGGTTAGGAAAATACAAGCAGAAGAAAGGCTGTCATGTTTGTGGCTTCAATAAAAGCGTCAGTGCATTGGACTGGCATCACGTTGATATGAGCGAGAAAGAGGCTCATATTACCAATCTACACACGAGTAAACTCACAAAATTATTTGCTGAAATACGAAAGTGTGTAGTTCTCTGTTCGAATTGTCACCGCATGGTTCATGCTGGCGAGATACAATTGTAAACGAAAAATACAGATAGCCGGTCCTTGGAATTACCCTTGGATCGACTATCTGTTTTTTCGCGTTTTTAGACTCGCTGATACATTTTAGGGCCGAAAGCTACTAGGGTGGCTCCCAGTCTCTAAAAGCCTTCCAGCGGCCTTCTCTGAGTCATCTAGGACTACTCTCTGGCCAGTATCCACTCCTTGACCAACCCAGAGCGCACAATGTCGTCATGGGTCATCTCAACGATGCTGAAGGAAGCCATACGCCACACGGTGTCCATAAGTGACCGTATGCAACTCTCCTCCCGCTTGTTAGCCAGATCATTCTGCCTGAAGTCACCACAGATAATCACTCGGGTATTCTGACCGACTCGGGTCATCACCGTGTTAATCTCCCCGTCTATCATGTTCTGGACCTCGTCGATGATGACGATAGCATCGTCTATGGTCAGCCCACGCAGATAGGATGTCGTGGTGAACTCAATGAGCTTCTGGTCCTTCAGTTTCCTATACGTCCCACCCTTGCCAAACAGGTCGTCTACAATAGCCGTGTAAGCAGCCTCATAGACAGCAGCCTTCTCTTCCTCAGTTCCCGGTAGGAAGCCCTGAGTTCTACTAGGGACTGCTGACCGGACAATGATGACCCGCTTGTAGGTCTTCTTGTCCATCACCTCATGCAAGGCCAGATAGAGGCTCAGGAAGCTCTTACCAGTCCCCGCGTAACCATGGAGCACCAGATGCTGCCCCCGGTTGAACTCTTTGAACACCCGGTTCTGGTTGATGGTCATGGGACGAATGGTCACTAGGGACGGTGGGGCAGGGGGAGCGGCAGGAAAACCCGCCGCCGCCCTCTGTTCTCTAAGCGTCCTTCGACGCTCTTTCCTACTGAGAGTCATCGAATAGGACACGCCCCTGTAGAGCACCCTTCGTCTTGAAGCTCTTCCAGACTGTCCACCAGCTTTAGCTTCTTAAGACCCTTGGCGTAGGCGTCGTAGGTCTCCTTGGTGACAACCTCCTGTGGAAGATAGGCATACCCTAAGTCAGCCGCTGTCTTCGTAGGGTCATTACGTAGGATGAAGCTGACGCCCACGTAAGTATCCCAGTTGTCCATGAGCCAGCTAACGATGCCTTGGACTTCTGATGGATCATAAGACACCGTTATGGAGCAATTATGCTCCACGTAGTTGTCCATGGTCCACCTGTATCTCTCTAGCTGTTCAATGGCTGACTCAATGTTCACCGACTTACCGTCAACCTCAGTGAACTCAACTTCACTATACTCAACAGGGAAGGTCACTAGGACAGCATCCTTGTTGTATGGATCGTCAAACACACGGTATCCAGCTTCCTTAGCCTTAGGCACAATAGGGTCATGGATGCTGAACTTAATGTTGTTGAAGATGTAGCGACCCAGAGGCTTGTGGACACCCTCAGTCGTATCCATGATTTTGGATAGGGTGCCTGAAGGTTTCACTGTGGTAATAGCCTTGGGCAACGGGAGCCGAAGCTCAGTCGCCATGCTATTGGCTCCACGACCAGCAGCCTTCATGACTTCCTTAAGTTCCCTCGGCTCCATCAGATGTTCCCACCCGACAATGCCTGTGATGCCTACACCACACAAATGAAGGAACTCGTTGTTCTCGTGCCATACCCGCTGCAATATGCCATCCGTAAGTACGACGCATGTTTGTCGGTAATTTGCGCGGCCTATTAGCTTTGCAGCTTCATAGAGTTCTTCCTTAGCACCATTGAAAGCACTCAGGTCGATTTCCATTAGGTTGCAAAAACTGTGGTTCGCTAAGAGTATCTCTCCGCACGGATTGGTCCCTTTGAACCAAGGTGCTCTCTTGAGCGCACTCTGCGCGTTATAGAACCCCGGCTCAGAGCCACCATTAGCAACCATAGTCTCAAAGAGCTTCGTCAGTTCACCATGTGTAGGCTTGTGGTAAAAGAGAAGCGTGTTGTTGCTCTGAGTTCTCCACGGTGTAGCAGCTAGGTCACTCTTGGCGTTGATGAAGTCATAGGTCTCAGGGTCACCAAAAGGCACAAGGCAAATCTCAGCAGACCTACGGCTACTCAGGGTTGAGCCAAGCAGGTTCATGATGTCGAGAATGTCTATGCGACTAAGGAGACGATTGTTCTTGAGGTTAAGGATGCGAACAATCTGTGTCATGGCTTCAGCGAGTAGCTCATCGCCGCTGCTGATCCACCCATAGCTGCTCAGTCGTGTGCCAGCAGGGCGTATCTCTGAGAAGTCTAGAGTAAGTTTTTCGCAGGGTATCTTGTTGGCTAGAAGCTTGCCGGGAAGCTTGGCCCATGCTTCTGCCGAGTCGCCAACCCGGATGTGCCACTGAGCGCCTTTGATGTGTGCTTCAGCTTTACCTACCGGGATACCTTCACGGAACCATTCGACGTTATTCGGATTGCCTTTGTCCTCCTTGTCTGTCTTTTTGGATCGGATGATTTCAAGCTCTACAGGTCTACTAAAACCATTCAGTGTCCCAACAACTGGCTCGAAACCCACGCCGGTACCTTGGAGCAAAAGCCAGTAACTGTCGCACAGGTCGTACACAGTTTCGATACGCAGGAAGCTACAGTTGAACTGACTGGCTTCTCGTCTCTTGGCGACTTCAGTTCCCCCAAGCCACAGTGTTCGTCCTGACGGCAACGCTTTGCGGCTCTCGAAGAGAACCCGTAATTTCTCAAGCTCTTCCTCTTCCTTTGCTGTAAGTGACTTTGGTTCTTCCCAAGGTTTGGCTTTCGCTCGTTCCCAGAGCCACCTTTGGTGACTAATGACCCGATCTATGGTCTCTTTCCAAGTCTCGAACTTGGTGCCTTGGGTATCTTTGGGTCTTGAGTAAGTTCTACGTGTTACAATCTCTGCTCGTGTTGAAACCAAGGTTACACTAACTCCATCATGTTGGGTGGTTCATAGCTTTCAGGCTTAAGTATCTTGCCGTCCTCACGCTTCACTAGCTTGCCGTCAGTCAGCTTACTCATGTTCGACTTGTGAACACGAACGAAAGCTTCGTTGAGGATTGCTGATGGAATAGCCTGATACAGATGTTCGAAGGCGTAGAGGTTTCCCACGATGTCTTCGGGATACTCGTGGATACCCTTGGCTGTCGCCCCCACAAGGACATACTCAAGGTCTGTGAGTTCTTTCAGTAACTCAGCGTATGCCTCAGCTACTTCCTTCATTTCCTCACGGATCAACGTGTAGTGAAACTCTTTGTCACTAGGATACGTGGGGTCTGCTGATTGAAACTTCTTGACTAGGGATAGACGGTCGATTTCTTCTGGCAAGTTCAGGCTAGTCATAGTCATTGTATCCCATGTCATCTAAGAAGATGGCCTGCTTCAGCATCTCACACATGCCGATAGCCTCAGCAGTGGTCACGCCGTCCATGTAGTGACTTACGTCACCGACTGTATTGACTGTGAGTAGAACGAGAGCTTGCAGAGGTTTCCCGAGCAACATTGACTCGACTGTGGGTGCATCAGGGAAGCGGGCGGGTTCTGGTAGTTCTTGTGGTGTTTCTTGGGTAGGAAAACGTGTTACCTTACTGGTCACTACTGGACTCCGTGTATTCAATAAGCAGGTCCAAGGTGTGTCGAGCTTTCTTCAAGTCCTCGACGCCACCCTTGTCTTTCCAGCGGGTGACATACTTGATGACGGTATGTTCCGCTGGTCCCAAGGAGTTTTGCATTGAGTATTCCATGGGCTGTATCTTCAGCTTTGTGTAATGAGAGCCACCTATTTGTGTGCTCTGTGCTTTTGTGGATTGAGTCACCAAAGAGGCCATCCTTTCGTAAAACACTCTTCTTCATATTCAGCTTCAAGAAGACTGTCGTATGTAGAACCCCAAACACACAGCTTCTTAGCGAACCACATGCTCATCTTGAACAGGTGGTATCTGATAGCGTCAATCATTCCTTCTCTCCCAGATAAGCGGCGCGGGCGGCGCGGACTTCGGCTGCGCTAACCTTTCCAGCGTTCTCGCCAAATCCCCAGAAATAGCAAACGTGGCCATCAGCGCAGTCAGAAACGTCTACGTCAGCAAACGGTTTCAGAGCCGCTTTAAGTTCCGCGATGCGGGCGCGTAGCGCCAGCGTTTCATCAGCGCGGATTTCATGAACCGCTTGGTGTTCGGCCATCAAAGGCGGCCCGTTCCCAACCCCACTCATTCCTTGTCCCCCAGATAAGCGGCGCGGGCAGAACCCATCCACGGTTTAGAAATTGCCTTTTTCAGTTCTTCGTTCTCCGCTTCCAACTCCGCGATGCGGGCGTTTAGCACCTCCCACCACTCTACATGCAGCTTGTCATACAGCGCTTCCAACTCCGCAATCCGTCGCGCCTGCGCCTCTAATGCGTCGGCGGCGTCTTTGACAGACCAAGGCATATCGTTCCCACGCAGCCGTGCGATTAGGTCGGTGTCCACAGGTTCACCTCTCGTTTCTCTGCGTCCCAATCGCCACTCCTAAGAATCCTCGCCAACTGCGCCTGAACCAAAGCATCCTCTTCAGCCTGACCCTTCTTGATGTATTGCTGAACGACAGCCTTCCACGCCTCATCAAGCAGGAACCCACCATCAAGTGCCGTGAAGTTATCCAAGAGCTTCTCAGCGGTCACAGGGCCATACCCCGGACACCCCGGATAGCCATCTGAGGTATCCCCGGTGAGCGTTTGTTTCATCCAGTAGTAATCAGCGTCACCACGACCAGTGACTACGAGACTACCCTCACGCCAGAGAGTGGTTGGGATAGTCAGCATGTCCTTGTCTTGGGAAACAATCACTGGATTCTCGAAGCTGCCTGAAGTCGCCCAGATACCCATGAGGTCATCAGCTTCTAGGGTCGGTTCCGTATGACAATCGAAATTCTCGTGTATCCGCTGCTTGAGTGCGGAGAAGCAAAGCGGCTTACGTCCACCACGTTTCTTTTTGTAATCATGGTATAGTGTTCTGCGGAAGTTTTCCGGTCCAGTGAAAGCGAACCGTAAAGTCTTTTCGCCCTCAATAGCATCCAGAACACCTTGAAGGCGTCCATGAAAGGCATCCCATGCCTCCTCTATATTTGATGCAAGAATGATGTTTTGGTCATCCCAGTGCGCTTCGTATTCAACTGCTGCGCTTGAGACATGGCAGAACTCGTCGCCATCAATCAGTAAAGTCCTCTTCACTGTGCCACTCGCTTTGGGGACGCAGTTCCTGCTCTCTGTCTACCACGGGGCTTGGGAACAGCAGGGGTATCCACACTGGCCACAGTATCGTCAGTAACATCATCACCAGAGCCAACAGTCCTACTGCTATCTTTATTTCGTAGAACTTCATTCTGTTCATGAAAGGCTTTCGCTGCTTTTCGCATTTCTTCAAATTCAGCACAGACATCCGGTAACCCACGGCCACACTTGGTGCAGTTGTGCGTCTGGTATGAATAGTGCTCACAGTTATCGACTAGGGTTGGCTTCATGCGCCGTCAGTCCTTTTGAACTCGTTGATGTAAGTTTCGACATCATTACGTGAACCAATATAGCACCCATGGTGAAACGCTATGGCTTCAGACTCAGGTAGTTCGTTGGCTCGAATGAATGTTCGTATATCTCCGTAACACATGAACTCTTTGGGTTTGATGTTATATTTACGGAGTGTGTCATATAGCACGTCGATACTATTGTTCGTTGGATTGCCGATGACAGCCCAACCAGTATCAATTCTGATGTTCATTCAGATTTGCTCATCGTGTTTGAGGGTTGCACAGGGAACGAAGTAGACAATGTTCCCCTTAGTAACCTGACAGTATGCAGGCTGCTTCTTGTTTGACTTGTAGTAGGTGCCATTGGTGTCAATTGTTCCAATAGCGTCATAGGCTGTGCTACAGCCTGTAATCAGCATCATGAGCGAGAAGAACACCAAGAACAGCATGAAGTCGCTGCGTGTCATTTGGTCAGTGCTTTCCATGACTTCGGAAACAGAGGCTCAATAGCTTCACCAATAAGGAAAGCTATCTGCTGCGTTTCGAGTTGTGTGTGGCTGTCGGTTCTGAGGTTATACATACGGCTCCAAGCGAACAGAGAGCCGGTCCAAATCCACTCGGTATACATAGCCTGCGGCAAAACCATTCGTGCTTGCTCAGGGCAAACACCAATCTTCAGCAACGCCCCGTAGCAATCCTTCGCCGCCATATACAGTTCGACGGGAGTATGCACACAGCCATTATCTGTCTCCATGTCGAGCATAGGAGAGAGATACACTTGGTCGTTAGTGGACCCTTGCTTAATGTTCTCTGCGCGCTTCCTCCAGTAGTCGGGAATGAAGAACTCAGGAGCTTCGTCAACATAGCGGCGAGACACCTCATTCCACGCAAAGCCAACCTGATGTTTCACAAGCTGACGAGCGATGAAGATTGGCGCTTTGATGCGGATGCTGATCGAAGTGTGAGCGAAGGGCGACCAGTGGTTATTATAGGCCAGGTAGGAGATTAGTCTGGCGTTATCTTCGTCGCTGTATTTGTCGTGGTGTTTACTGAAAGATACTCTTGCTGCATCCACTACTGAGTTATCTGAACCCATGTAGTCAATTAGTTCAACATTCATCAGTTTCCTCTAGTGTTATTAATACGGTCATTATTTCATCTGCTTTTTTGTTGAAGGCAATTCGTCTAGCTGCTGCCTTATATCGAAAGAGTTCAGCTTTCTCGAAGTCCACAAGCATCCTGTGCATATGGCGAGGACCAACGAACTTCTCCCCAACTCGAACAACAAAGGCTTTACGGCTCGTCAATCATTGCCTCGTGTTCTAAGGGTGCGTCAGTCCACGTATCGTCGCTGATGGACTCGCCAATCTTTTCGAGCCACGTTAGCCCCTTGACTGTTGGTCGCCAGTCACGAGAGAAAACATTGCCGTATACTTTGGTGGAGATGTATCCAATCGACGCTGCCATAGCGACATATTCGGCATTGGCTCGTGCGTAATCTGATTGAACGCTGTAGGACCGTTTGTATGCTTCGAGAACTGTTTCTAGTAGGTGTTTGTCAATGGTCGAAGAGCGCATGATGTCCTTCGAGTATGATGAGGTTAATGATGGAAGCTATAGCCATCATCAAGAATAAGTAGATTGCCAACTCAATGGCTTCTCCTATCTTCAATGTGTTTCACTCCAGTTGTTTCCGATTGAGTAACTGCTGTCCAAAGGAACGGTGAAGTCATATGGCTCTCCTGCTGTCTTAGCGCAGTAGACTAAGGCATCACCAATTGCTTCGGCATATTCAGATTTACATGCCACCTGTATTTCATCATGTATCCACCCAACGATTACGAAGTCTCCCTCGTAACCATGTGTGAAGCCATTATTCAGCATGTAATCGTAGAAGCTAGTCAGCCAAGTCTTGCACAAAATGCTACCGCTCGACTGACAAAGAAGATTTAGTCCGACATGCTGCGAGCGAACATGCAAGCGCCTACCATCAAGAGCTTTCATCCAGCCCTTTTTGGCTGCTGCGTCTACAGCGGACTTCAGTTTTCTGATGGCTGGAACCTTGCTGAGGAAGCGTTCTTTGAGTTCTTTACCCTGCCTAGATGAGCCACCAACCACAGACCCTATCTTTTGGTCGCCAGCACCAAATAGCCAACTGTAAATGAAAGTTTTGGCCGTGTTTCTATCTGGAAGTCCTGCTGCTTCTTGGTTGTATGTATGTATATCCCCTTCTGTAACAACCTTTGCGTATTCTCCTTTATCGAAGATACTTAGGTAATGAGCGAATGTTCGAAGCTCCAATCCCGCCATGTCAGCACCAACGAGTTTCCAACCCTCTGGAACACAGAACAAAGAACGGCAGTCTTTACCGTAGATTGCTCGGTTTGCTGGTACTTGAGAAATGTTCGGACTTCTATGCGATGCCCGGCTTGTGACACAGTGGTTTGGATTGATTGTTCCGTGTATACGCCCATCTGCTTCAACCAAGCGTAACCATGAACCATTTCCGTCGCCAAGCATTCCAAGTCTTTTTTGGCATACAAGGTAATCGACGAGGAGTTTGGCTTCAGGTTGTTCAATTCGCTCAAGGACACTTTCGTCCAGCTTTGCGCGTCCTGACTCAGTGAACTCTGTGGGTTCCCACCCGGCTTCTTTGAGTTTCTTCTCAATGTGAACCCTCGATCCGGGGTTGAACACCACGGTTTTCATCTTCTTCACTGGGACACCCGCTGTATACCCCAGTTTCTTGTTGTCGCGCTTCGGTATCAGAACCTTGTCTACTTCCTCCCATTGTCCGAACTTCTCCACTAACGCCTTCTCCAGTTGATCCTTGCGGTCCACCAGAGCCGTGTAGAGCTTCTGTGCTCTCTGTATGTCGAAGGTCCAACCCTCCTCGTGCATCAAGTGAACCACTTCGGCGACTCGATGCTCTAGGTCTAAAGGGATTACTGGGTATTCCCATGGTCTAAGGTGGGTTAGAAGTCGGTAGGTAGTTCTGACATCTTGTTCACAGTAGTCTTGCATCTCCTGTGTCCAAACGCCCCATGGTCCTTCATAGTCGTCCTTCGGTTCTCCGAGACGTAGACCCCATGCTCGAAGCGAATGGCTTCCGACGAGTTTCTTGTCCCAATCGACTCGCTTATAATCATCTTCCTTAATGTTAGGATGGAGAAGGCGAGCCACCACAAGAGTATCGATAAGCCGAGTGCCGGGACGACGAGACCACCCGTATAGTTTTCTGAGTAGTGGTAGGTCGTAGTTGGTTCCGTTATGTGCGACGATTGTGTCGGCTTCGTATAGTTCAGCAAGTCCCTTTTCGATTTCATTAGGTCCGTAGGACCACACGTTTCCAGTCTCGCTATCACATAGCGCAATGCAGTGAACCTTTGTTGCTTCCTTGAGAAGACCGTCTGCCTCAAGGTCAAAAATGAGACTCATTCAGCCTCCCAGTTGCTTTGTTGTAGAAAAGGACACCTGTTTCACCGGTGTCACCAGAGAACCTGTTCTTCAGGACGCGGACTGTTGTTTGGTCTGATTTCTCTGGGTCTTGCAGGTTTCGTTCAAGTCCCAACACAATGTCAGACAGTTGAGCGATGGCATGTGAACCACGTAATTGAGAAAGACTTGTCTGCGCCCCTTCCTCGTGACCTTTTCCATCAGGTCGCTTCAAATGAGAAACGACAAGTAACCCAACTCCAGTCTCTTCAACCAGAGTTCTCAACAGCGTCATTGCTCTGTCTATCATTCGCCGTTCGTCGTTACCTTCGAGCGCGCTGACAACGATTGACAAATGGTCAAGAATGATCCAGCCACAGTTGAGACCTTTTGCCATATAGCGAACCTTGTTCAACAGATTGTCTATGTCAGTTGAACCAAAGTGGTCATAGAGATACAGACGGTTTGTTCCAAGTGTTGCACTAAATGCAGCCCTGAGTTGTTCTTCAGTAACACCATCTCTTTCCTGATGTAGAGGCTTGTTTATCACCAAACCCATTAACCCAAGTGCAGTGCGTCGTGTATTCTCCTCCAGCATCATCATTCCAACATTCTCACCTTGGTTAAGAAGATGAAATGCTACTTCTCTGACAAAAGCTGATTTTCCGATAGATGTTCCAGCCGTTACCGTCACAAGTTCACCACGGCGTAAACCAAGGGTCTTTGTGCTAACGCATTCCCAAGGATACGAGATACTCTCGACTGTCTTGTGCTCCAGAATGTCAGGCCAAAGTTCTTCACCCGACACAATGCCATCAGGACGCCATTCCTGAGCTTGCCAGAAGGCTTCAGTCAGTGCCGCAGGACCGTCATTAATGAGAACTTCGTTAGCGTCCTTACGAGGCAGGGACATAATGAAGACTTTCCCAATCGGCAGCATCTCTGCTACCAACTGGGTCGCCTTTTGACCGGGGTCATCTTGATCGAAACACAGAACTATCTTCTGGAAACCTGAGAGCCACTCATAAGCTTGCTTGATGGCTTTTGGTGCAGACTGTGCTCCATCAGGAAGAGAGACCACAGGCCAACGACAGTCGAAAGCCTGTGCTAGGCTTAAGGCGTCGATTTCTCCTTCGCAGATGATGATACTATTTTTACCGGGTTTCCATAGATGCTGACCAAAGAGAGGAAGTTGTGAGCCTCTTTTTCCCACCCACGCAAAGTGCTTGCCGGGTCGCCGGATTTTCTGAGCAACAGCGCGGCCTCTAGAGTCAGTATAGTTAGCAATGTGGCAGGGTTGACCACCTGAATCTGTGCCGACTGCATATCCATACTTTCGGCAAGTGTTTTCTCGTAGACCTCTTTTAGGTATGTCGGCGAAAGTGCCTTGTAGTAATCCGCTATGTCGCTCCAGTAACTCATTATCCACATTGTCCTCTAGATTGTTGGAGGAACCTTCCCACGTTTCACACACGAAACACCATGAGGTTCCATCTTCATAAACTCCTCGTCCATCAGACGAACCGCAGTTGTCACAAGATATGTGTCGTAGGAAGGTTCCCATTGTTTAGTTGCTCTTGGCTACGTTATCGACGTTAGACCACCAGTAATTCTTGGCGCCCATGACAGCATTCGGGTCATCACCCATACCATTATGGCCGTCATACCAGTTGTTCCACTTGACGAGGACACGAGGACCAACAGGACTGCTCGTGACCATCACGACCTTTCCCTTCATGTTGATAAGAGAAATGCCAGTGCGACCACCGTGACCCTGCGGCTGCTCATGGTCGTTGAGCGTCGTCTCGCCTTCACCACGACCGTGGTAGAACACGGTGTCGCCAGCTTCGACCTCTTCGGCGGCTACTGCATCATCGACAGCCTTGTCCCAATAGTCTTCAGCAGCCTGATTGATTTCAGACTGAATCTCTTCGTCACTCATGTTGAAGAACTCTGAGTTATAGGTTTCACCCCATGACTCATCATCGTCCATGTCGTAGTGCTTATGAAACAGATAGCCGTCAGCCATCTCTTTGACGCCAACATAGGTGAACCCGGAGCTTCGCAAGAAGTCTGCGAAAGTAATCAGAAGCTTCGGGAGATACTCAGCGTCATCACCATTCAATGTGACTTTAAACTCGCGGCCAAAGCCGGAGTAGCTAAAGGTTGCTTCAGATGTCACGCAGCCACCTCGTATCGTGCATAGTGATGACCAGAATCATCGGCCTTCATCACTGTGTTGATCTGAATGCCGGTCTTACGAAGCTCATGAATGCAGGCGGCTAACCGGTAGATGCCGTAAACGTGAAGAGCTTCGAGCGGGCTGATAGATTTACGCTTGGTTAGATGATTGAGAACTTTACGTGCCTGCGGTTTGAGTTTCAGAAGTTTCATAATGTTCATTTGGTTTGCTTGAGTTCCATTAGCCATGATTGTGGTATTGTTCCTTTGTCTGCGTAAAGGAAACCGTTCGACTCAGCCCACTGGGCGTAAGTCGTTTTGCTTCCCTTGTAGATTGGTAGATTTGCGTTCTGAAAGAGAAGACGAAGGTCTAACTCTGGATACTGCTCCTTCACGAGAAGCAGCTTCTGTCTGTCTGAGGCCGACCGGAATCTTCCTTTGGCCTCAATCAAAATGTTACTGCCAGCAACCAAAAAATCTGGAGTATAGCAGGCAGTTCTTTGAGGGACCGTGTAGCTAATCTTGACGCTCTCATAAGAGAACTCAAGACCGTTGTCGGTAAGTTGTTTCGCTACTCGTTCTTCAAGCTTAGAGCGATACTTTGCTCTAAGTAGCACTGGGTTTACATCAGAGGTCGAGCGCACTCACTTCGTCCTCATTAGCGAAGGACGACTCTTCAACATCAGCGACGAAACCATCGTCCACAGTATCGAAGGCCGAGTTCTGTGAACCACCTTCAGCCAAGGACACAACCTGAACCTGTTTCAGACGCAGGGAGATGCCTTCACCGTAGTTATACAGTTCGCCCATAACGCGGACCTTTGATCCACCACCGACACGAATGGTTGACGGGAGCGGCTTATTCTTGCTGTCGAACACAGCAGGCTTGTATTTGGAGGCGAAGCTAATGATGATACCTTCGCCTTCTTCAGCATCAACGAAGGGAAGCTTGGGTTTCTTCGTATCAAACTTCTCGTCCTTAATCATGTCAGAAAGCTTGGCTTTGAAGGTAGCGCCGTCTGTCTTACTCAAGGCGACACGGATTTTGTATTTGTCCTGACCCTTGAAGCTATCCGGCTTCTCAAGGTGAGGATACATAGCGACGCCGGTATTCGTAGAGATAAAGTTTTTGCTCATTGTTTTCCTAGTTGTGATTTCAGTTAGTGGGCGATGTAGATGCCAGAACGATGTAACCTTGCGATTAGATCGACTGGCACTGGTAGTTCCATATTCAGTAGTGTGTAAGCGATGTGATACAGGTCTTCAGGTGTTACGCTCTCGTAGTCGAAGTCTTCTTCGTAGACGCTTTCAATTACAGTCATCACGCACCAGTGTAGTAGAAGGGACAAAAAAGGTCATGCAAAAGCGTATTCCGCCTGCATGACGAGAGCTAAATCCAAGTCACCCTTGTGAGGCACTGGATCAAGTTTGTAAGCACTACGTTCTAACTGCGAGATTGATGTTTCCAAGATGTCCTGAAGCACATCATTCTCGGTATACAGTTCAACGAAGGTCCGCTTGATAATCTCACGAAAACGAGGGGCGTCATTTGGTAAACACCCGAAGCTGTCGTGAACGAGAGCGATACTATTGATGCCAGCCTTGGCGCACTCACGAACCACCATTTGTAAATGGCAGGAGTCCATGGAGTGAACGAAGGAAGGCGCAACAGCGTTTGCTGCACGGTATTTGTCTATTTCATTTGTTTCGATTGCTGTCGCAGGGTAAACACTACGCTTCAATCCTTTATCTACTAGGAACAGTTGAAGCTGTTTTGTTTCCTGCTTTGGGTAACGTAGCATCACTGGAAAACCCATTGGTGTAACCCAAGTCACAGGTTTTCCTTCATGCGCCATTACCCGTGCTATCGTTTGAAGATAGCGCATCACCTCTGCGGGCTTCGATATAGCTTCCTCGATTGCCGCAAAGATGTATCCACCAAGATAACGAGAGGCTTTGAAACCATTGTCATCTCCGAATGGATGTTTCTCTAGTTCACCAGTGAGAACTTTGGATTGCAAGGGCCGCATTGTGTCTTCGACCAACTGATTTTGCATTCCGTATTTCTTACTGGAGTAAGAGTAAGTCATGACGTTGCGCTTCACGAGAGAACGATTGATGCCATAGGCTAACGCTTGTTTCGCTAGTTCATCGTTCTCACCACCAAGATCAGCTTCGACCTTTGCTTTCACAATATCAGCGACTGTCTGGTAGATGTCTTGTGGTCTGTCGTTAGGCAGAAGGTTGACGAGCGCGCCTTCTGTGGACCTAGACATCGAACAAAGATGTTGCAATCCTGAACAGCTACCGTCCCAAGAATTTGGTATGTGGACTGGCTGACCGCATTCGGCGGCGACTAATGCTTTACATGCCGCAACAAACATGAACGGCTTGTCAGCCTTGGTCCACATAAGGTTATCGAGAGGAGCATTTGCTGTCTCTCGGATAAACTCAAGGTTCTCATTCGTCCAAGCAACACGGTCATCAAATGGCGCTTTGGAAACTTTGTTAAAGTCGCCCACGTTCGCCAAGTGAACCTTTAGCCAATACATACCCTCATCGTTCACAATCTGCCCTTCGGCAAACTTGAACATCGCTCTGACGTAATCCTGTCTGGCGTAGTTCAGGAAGGCGATGGGGTAAACACGACCACGGTAGTCGAAGTTCATCGGTGTATGGAAGTCTTTACCGACAAGTTGTTCCGCCCACGCAAGGTCACGATTGAGAACAGTCTGTTCACCAATGAGACCTATGTTCGCCATTTTGACTGAATGCGCCTTCTTCTTCCACGCCATACGCTGGTCAGCCGACATCTCGTCCCAATCGCCCTTCGGCGGTTCAGGCAGATCGTCTTTCGAGGGTAAACCATCGACAGGGACGCCCATCTCGTAACACTGACGAACGAGAGCGAGCATGTCAGCGTCGATACGCCAGAGAACGGATTGAGCATGGTTCAACGCTTCGAGAGCAGGCGTCATTACACCGAGAGACGATC